CACTTCCAGAAGCACAAGAAGAGGCTGCTAATGTTATAGAAATAACAGATGTTCCTGGACAAGGTGCAAAGATTGTTGGAGATTTCCCATCAGTCCTAAACTTCCTACCAGACAACATGCCAAGATCAATGTCTCTACGATTAGCACAAGCAAAGAGAAACACAATAAAATAATATTCCTATCCAAAAGATAGGACTGAAGTCGGAGTTAGGCTCACACCCGTAAGCGTCGTGAAATCCATAACCACCACCTCAAACTAACATAACTCACAAAAGGAGAACAATAAATGTCTTATTTAGACAAAGTAATTGAACGCCGTGATGCAGTTAAGGCAGAGTTGGACGCAGTTCTTGAGGCAGTAGCCGTAGAGAACCGTACAGACCTTACAGAAGATGAATCAGCAAAGGTTGATACCTTAGTTGAAGAGTCACGCTCACTAGATTCAAAGATTGAAAAGTTGACTGCACAAGCAGCAGCAGACACAAAGGCTGCAGAAGCACGATCAGCATACGCTGATGTTGCAATGCCAAAGGTTGGCGGAACAAAGGTAACTCGTGAAGCCCGTACATACTCACCAGAAGGTGACGCATCATTCGTTAAGGATGCATTTACTGCTAAGTTCAGCAATGACTATGCAGCATCAGAGCGTCTTGCTCGCCACTCTCGTGAAGAGGAAATTGAGCGTCGCTCAGTAGGAACTGGCAACTTTGCTGGTCTCGTAATTCCACAATACCTAGTTGATCTAGCAGCACCATTTGCTCGTGCAGGTCGCCCAACAGCAGACTTCGCAACAAACAAGATGGCATTGCCAGCAGCAGGTATGACACTAAATATCTCACGCATGACTACTGGTACATCAACTGCAGTTCAGGCTGCTGAAAATGATGCAGTATCAAATACAAATGCTGACGATACACTATTGACTGTGAACGTAAGAACGATTGCAGGCCAACAGGATATCTCAAAACAAGCAATTGAAAGAGGAACAGGCATTGACCAGTTCATCATTCAAGACCTTATTCGTGGATGGCACACAACACTTGACAACCAGATCCTTAACGGTGATGGCAACTCAGGTGCAATGCTTGGTATCCGTCAAACATCAGGTATCAACGATGTTACATTCACAGAAGCATCACCTACAGTTGCGGAATTGTATCCAAAATTGGCAGATGCTTACCAGTTAATTCAAACATCTGTATTTCAAAATCCTACACACTGGATTATGCACCCACGCCGTCTAGCATTCTTGCTTGCAGGCGTAGATGGTTCACAACGTCCACTCGTTCTTCCAGCCCTAAACGGCCCAATGAACGCAGTTGCAACAGGTGCAGGATCAGCAGCATATGGTAACTCAGGTTACACAATGCTGGGTCTACCTATCATCGCAGATGCAAATGTTACAACAACAGCAGGCGCTGGTACTAACGAAGATCAGATCTACTGCGTAAATGCAGGAGAACTACACCTTTGGGAGCAAGCAGGATCACCATTCGCATTAAACTTTGATGCAACTGGTGCAGGCTCACTCACAATCAAGTCTGTAGTCTATGGATATGCAGCATTCACTGCTGGTCGTTATCCAGGAGCAGTTTCCAAAATTTCTGGAACTGGTCTAGTAGCACCTACATTCTAGTCTAAATATTTACTTAGGGTTAGGCCTTAAAACCTAGCCCTAGGTAATACCTAGAGCAATCTAAGGGTAGGGCAGGTCCGCCACCCGCCCCCTCAGTGGTCCTGTCCTATATAAAAAAGGGGTAAAATGAAAAAACTTAAAAAGATATTTAGAATTAAAAAAGAAACAGCAACAGCACTACCTAAGACAGAGAAAGCAATGTTGCCCAAATTGGAGAAGAGGAGTAGATGAGTAGACCTACAATTAATACTAACATTCAGCCAACTAATGTCTATACGACTTTGGCAGATGTAAGGAATGCACTGCAAATTGAAGACAGTATTGATGATACTGATATTCAAGCAGCGATTCTTGCTGCAAGTCGCATGATTGATGACTACTGCCAAAGAGGGTTTTATCAAGAAGGCACATTAGCATCACCTGTAGTTAAATATTACACACCAGTAAGTCCGTGGTATTTAGAAATAGATGACCTTATTCAACCAACAGAGATAGCATCAAGAGCAAATCAATCTGGACCATTTACACAAATTTGGGATCTAGATACAGATGTTATGTATGAACCTATTAATAATCCAGAATTAGGAAGACCTGTAACTAGACTATTAGCAGTTAGAACATATGTTTGGCCATACTTCTTTCCACAAACAGTTAAAATAACTGGCGTATGGGGTTATTCATCAATTCCATATGAAGTACAACTAGCCTGTAAGATTCAGGCAGCAAGATTATTCGTTAGAAAGCAATCTCCGTTTGGTATTGCAGGATCTGTAGAATTAGGAACAGTTCGTTTAAATTCTCGTCTTGATCCAGATGTTGAGATGCTATTAAAGACATTCCGTAGAAACTTTGGTTTGGCATACTAAAATGGCAATGACAAATATCAATGGTGTAAGAGATGCACTCAAGGCAAATCTACAAACAATTACAGGACTTAGAGTCTATGACCTAATTCCAGATGTAGTAGTTCCACCATGTGCAGTAGTAGGACAATTAGACTTTCAATTTGATATTGACAATCAAAGAGGCTTAGATCAAGCATCTGTTGATATTTTTGTGATTGTCCAAAGAATATCAGAAAGAACAGGACAAGACAAACTTGATAATTTCCTGGCTGGTAGCGGTACTGGTTCAATTAAAACTGCTATAGAGTCAGATAGATCATTAGGTGGACTTGTTGATACACTTAGAGTTATTACTGCTGAAAGTGGCACTTACACTTCCGCTGATCAATCTTTCTTGTCGTATCGCTATAATGTAACAATATGGGGCTAAGGAGAAAACAATGGAATACAAAGTAATTTCAGATAGAAGAGTTTGCGGTAAGGTAAAAGATGAGACGCTTACTAAAGATGATATACTTGCTTCAGGCGGAAATGTTGAATTTCTTCTTGTATCAGGTCATATCGTAGCCGCAAATGCAACAAAGGTAAAGCCAGCAGCAAAAGAAGAAAAAGAAGTAAAAGAAGAAGTACAAGTAACACAACAGGAAGAAGTTCCTGTTTTAAACTCAGTAAATAACGAACAAGGAGAAAACCAACCATGGCAAGAATAGTACTAACAAACGTTGATGTTGAAATTGCAGGAGTAAATCTTAGCGATTACATCTCATCAGTTTCACTTTCCTCAACATATGATGCAGTTGAAACCACTGCATTTGGCGGAGGAAATGTACCAGCAGCAGCACGAACACGACAAGCAGGACTTGTTGATAACGCAGTAACACTTGATTTCCACCAGGATTTCGCAGCAGGAGCGGTAGAAGCAACAATCTACCCACTATTAGGAACAGTTGCTCAGATTAAGGTTCAGCCTACAAATGCTGCAATCTCTGTTGACGCACCTCAATATATATTTTCTGCGTTGATTTCAGAGTGGACCCCTGTAAATGGTGGCGTTGGCGAATTGGCAACTGCTTCAGTTACATGGCCTATCTCAGGCGCAATCGTTAAGGACGTAACTCCTTAATCATGGCTAAATTAGTCTTAACAAATCCCTATATAGAAATTGATGGTGCGGATTTATCCGATCATATATCATCAGTTAATATAGGGACGACTTATGACTTATTTGAGACCACACAAATGGGGGACATTGCAAAAAAATTTGTTGGAGGACTTGAGAACAATACGTTTGATCTTGAAATCCAGCAGGACTTTGCAGTAGGTGAAGTAGAAGATGTGATATATCCTAATAGAGGTTTATTGGTTAATTGCGTAGTAAGGCCTACAGCGGCTGCACGAAGTGCAACAAACCCTGAATACACCTTTCAAGTACTTGTCAGTGAGTGGACACCACTTAGCGGACAGGTAGGATCAATGTCAACGATAACTGCACAATGGCCAATTTATGGCGCAATAACTAAAACAGTATAATAACCTGAAGGGGTAACTAAAATGGACGGATTAAAAATAAAAGTAAAAACTAGTGATGGTGTAGAAGGTACATATAGCCTACGACCAAGGTCAATAGTTGCTTTTGAACAAAAATTCAACAAGGGTTTTGCAAAACTTCTTAGCGAAGATCAAAAACTTGAGCATGTGTATTTCTTAGCCTGGAGTGCTTTGAAAGATAGTGGAAAAGTTGTAAAGCCTTGGGGCGAAGGCTTCCTTGACACATTAGACAGTGTTGAGT